AGCTTGAATTCCAGAAGCGTTCAGGCCAGTTGATGGAAACAGGGCAGATAGTTTCAGACTTGCGTGAACTGTATGTTGAAACCAGAACACAGCTTCTTGCAGGCAGATCTGAATTCCCTTCTGAATATCAAGATCTGTATGAAGATACAGTAAGGGCAGCCCTGGCAAGTATCGTTGCAGACATGAAGGAAAGGCTAGGTGAAGAAGATGAAAAGAACATTCATTGAAGCGTGCCCACTGTGTGATGATTTGCTGCAATGCGTTGTGATTGTTGGCAACCTTGGTTCACTTGATGCACATTTCAACCCTGTGATTGAAACTGAACTTCAATGGGGAACTGGAAATCCTGAACCACCACCAACAGCTATCAAACGTGAATTCACACCCACATGCCCACATTGCAGCCAGAGTCTTGATGCTGCAGTTGTTATCACACACCTATACCCTGAAGATGTAGATGAAATTGAAGTGAAGCTTCAGATTGATGCTGCAGATGATGGCACCACACTGAATTGCAGCACCTGCAGTAAACAGCCTGAACAGTTATATGGTTCTAAGTGCAAGGAATGCTTCACAAATCAGTGGGATGCAATGCAGGCATAACTATGGGTTTCAGTAGAACACCACTATGGGCAAAGATCTATGATGCCCTTCAGCCACCTGAAAAGATCAGTGTTTCAGAGTGGGCAACCAAGCATAGGCAGCTTGATAGAAAGTGGTCTAGATATCCTGGCCCATGGCAATCATCAAGGGCACCATATCTTGATGGTGTAATGGATGCCTTCAGTTCACCTTCTGTAAGGCGAATCAGCATATGCAAGCCAACACAGATGGGTGGCACAGAAGCCATGATGAACATGCTTGGCTATGCAATCACCACAGACCCTGGTACAGCCATGTGGGTGCATAGCACAGGCATTGAACAGAAGAGAACACTGCAACGCCTGAAAAGTCTTACCAGTGCAACACCACTAATCAGACAAGCACGTGATGAAGATGAACGATATGATCAAAGCCTTTTGGCTTGCCAGTTTCGTGATATGTCTGTTTGGTTGGCAACATCACGTTCACCTTCTTCATTGGCTTCTGTTCCTTGCAGGTACGTCTTCAAGGATGAAATAGACAAATACAAACGCTGGACTGGTGAAGAAGCAGACCCTTGTGAATTGGCTGATAGGCGTGCTGATAGCTATGCAGGAATAGAAAAGCTGATAGGGTGCAGCACACCCACTGTTGAAGATGGGTATATATGGCAACTGATAGAAGACTCTCACAGGGTTGCCTACTTTGTGCCATGCCCTTACTGTGGCACTTATCAACAGCTAGTGTTCGGAACGCCTGATGTGAACTATGGCGTGAAGTGGAATGGTGGCAAGAATGCAGACCCTGATGAATTGGTTGCAACTTCAGGTGCCAAGTATATGTGCATTGGCTGTGGTGGCATGTGGGATGATTTCACCAGGCGTGCTGCAGTAAAAGAAGGCATCTGGTGTGATGCTGATGATGGGCCTTCCAAAGATCCAACACCAGACCCTATCACAGCACCACACATGGGCTTTCAATGGAACAGGCTATGCAGCACAACCCATCACAAGATGGCTGATTTTGTGGCCATGTTCCTGAAGGCACAGGGCTTTCCTGAGAAGCTTATGGGCTTCATGAACAACGTGCTTGCTGAACCTTTCAAGGAAGTGGCACGCATGGCTTCAGTTTCTGTGCTTTCAGGAAGGTGCCAGGGATACAACATTGGTGAAACGCCTGAAAAGGTTCAAATGATCACAGTGGGCTGTGATGTTCAGGAAGATGAATTGAGATATGCCATAAGGGGCTTTGGCCATCTTGAAGAAAGTTGGGCCATCACTTATGGCAGCCTTCCTTGTGAACGTGGTGCCAGGGATTGGAACCTTCTAAAGGCCACAGTGCTGCAGGATAGAACCACCAATGATGGAAGAATAATCATGCCAACACTGTGCCTGATTGATAGTGGGTATGTTCCTGAAGAAGTGTATGCCTTCTCACGTGAAAACCCTTGGGTTGTGCGTGCTACAAAGGGAACTGAAAATCAGGTTGCACCATTCAGGCAATCGGATTTGAAAAGGGTTGGTGGTGTGCTGTGGTTGTTCAAGCCATCAGTCTTCAAGGAATATGTCTATGCACGCTTGAAGCTTGAAGAAGATGAACCAGGTTGCTGGCACTTCCCTTTGGGATATGAAGATGATTACTTCAGGGAATTATGCAGCCACAGGAAAGAACGCAAAACGAACAAAGCCAATGGCAGCCAAACATGGCAATGGGTGAAGAAGACTGGTGTGCCTGATCATTATCTTGATTGTGAAGTTCTATGCTGCCTGGCAGCACGCATGGCAGGCGTTCAGGCCCTTGGCCCTGTGGCCCCACAGCCAGCCCAACAGCGTGCCAGGGCACAGCAACGAAAGAAGCCCCAATCATCATGGGTTGGTGTTGACACTTGGGAAGTGTAGGCTTCCCTGGCCCCTGCTTGCCCCACCTGGCCATTTTCTAGGCCAACACCCTATTTCCACACCTAGCACCACCAAAGTGCCTTAGAACGCCATTTTTGGCCTTCTATCTTGTGTCATTTGTGCCACAAACACAATATCTGGTGTTGACTATATGAAAATCACGTGCTATGCAGTGTATAAAGAATGATCATACAACCCATGGTGGTGTGAATGGCAACCTTGCAGGAAATGCTAACTGAAGTTGAAACAGCCATCAGCCAGCTTGTAACAGGTGCCAAAAGCTACACCATAGCAGGCAGAACAGTTACAAAGACGGATCTGAAAGAACTTAGGGCATGGCGTTCTGAATTGAAGCAGGAAATTGGGCAGGCTGAAGGTGGGGCAGCAAGAACCTATATGGGTTTCCCAACCATTTGAAAGGGATCACATGCCAGAAGATATGAAGCACAAGAAGCCTTGGATAGGGGCACGCCTGGCTGATGGGCTGATTGAAACCTTTAGGCCACATAGAGCCTTTCAAAGAAAGCTGGCCAGAAGGCTGAATCAGCTTGGCCCTGATTGGGTGCTTGGTGGTGATTACTATAGGGGTGCTGAAGCAGATAGAAGAACTGATGATTTCTTGACCGAAGATGTATCTGCAGATAAGGCCCTTGATGGGAACCTTGAAACCATGCGTGCAAGGGCACATGATTTGGTTAGGAACAACACTGATGCATCAAGTATTGTGAAGACCATTTGCAGCAATGTGGTTGGCACAGGCATCAAGCTTCAAAGCATGATTGATTGGGAACAGTTGGGCATCACTGAAGATATGGCTGAAGCCTTTCAAAACCAAGCTGAAAAGCAATTCACTTCATGGCTTCCCTATGCTGATGCAGGTGGCAGGCTTCACTTCTATGAAATGCAGGGCCAGGTGCAATCAGAAAAGGTGATATCTGGTGAAGCCCTTGCCATCAGGCAGATGGTTGAAAGAACAGATACACCATTCAAAACTTGTATTGAAATTATTGATGTAAACAGGCTTTGCACACCCATTGAATACATGAATAAAGGTAATGTTAGGTTTGGTGTAGAAATAGGCGAACATGGGCAAGCAACTGGTTATTACATCAAGGGTGCAAATGTTGCAGGTATCCCTGGTTCAGTGAAGCTGAAAGATTGCAGCTATGTGCCAAGGTTTAACAAGAAGACTGGCACTGAAGATGTGCTGCACCTATACGTTCAAGAAAGGCCAGGGCAAACACGTGGCATCACTGGTTTTGCCCAATCAATAGATCTTCAGCATCATATTGAACGCTATGTTGAAGCTGAAGTGATTGCAGCAAGGGGCAATGCCTGCAATGGCATCATGGTTGAAACTGCAGATCCTTTTGGGATGGCTGCAGGAAATACAGCACGCATTAACAACAATGATGAACGAATTGAAAACCTGAAGCCTGGTGGTGTGAACTATCTTTCACCTGGCCAGACTATGAAGGCATATGAATTCAATAGGCCAGGTGGCCAGTTTGAACCATTCTTGATGGTAATGCTTAGAAGGTTTTCTGCAGGCTTTGGCCTTTCCTATGAATTGATAGGCAAAGACTATTCAAAGGTTACTTACAGTTCAGCAAGGGCTGCGCTGCTTCAGGATTATAGGATCTTCAGGCAGTGGCAGTATTGGCTGTCTAGATCCTTCTGCCAAAAGGTATATCAATGGGTTCTTGAAGAAGCAGTGATGCTTGGTTTGTTGCCAATTGATGGTGGCACATACATGAAGAATAAGGGCATATGGTCTGGTGCCATTTGGCTTGCACCTGGTTGGGAATGGGTAGATCCATTGAAGGAAGCACAGGCATCAGTTGTGGCTGTGAAGAATGGCTTTTCTTCTGTTTCTGATGTGGTGCAGGCAAAAGGTGGTGATTGGGAACATACAGAACGCCAATTGAAGCGTGAAGTTGATAGGTTCAGCAATGATGGCCTGCCACACCCAATTGAACAGCAACAGCAAGGGGCACAGTGATGCCATACCCAAATGAACATGCAGCAAGGCTTCAAGATCCTTCAAAGTTTGTGCAGGATAGCTTCAGGCGGAAAGCTGGTGGCACCATCTTTGGAAGCATCAAAGTGCCATCAACCATCATTGTGATTTGGGCAAAGCTGAAGACTAGATCAAAGCCATCAGATTACCCTGTACCACAGGCTTTAAGATTTCCCACAAAGGATTGGAACATGCAACAGGTAAAGAAGTGGCTGGATGATAATGGCATTAAAACAATCAGCGTTGAAGCTGCAGCACCATCTTCTGAAACAAGTGCCTATGGTTCTGAAGCTTGGAAGTGTAGCCATCAGAAACTTGATGCATCAGCATTCATGCTTTCTGAAGAACAACCACAGCTTCAGGTGCTTCATTCAGATGAAGAAGGAAGGCCAAGAAGAATCAGGATAGTTGGCAACAGTGGGCAGGTTCATGGGCACCCAATGTGGGGCAAGATGGTTGTTGATTTCAGCACACTAAGCATTGGCAAGCAGAGAAAATCAATACTTAGAGAACACAACCCTGAATGGATTGCAGGAAGCACAGATAGGGCATACCTGCATGAAACTGATGGCTTGGTTCTTGAAGGTTTCCCAACTGATAAAACAGAAAAGGGAAGGGAAACCATGGGGCTTCTTTCTGAAGATCACCCATTTGAAGCTTCAGTGTTTGTACCTGCACAGAAGGTGTTCATGCTTTCTGCAGGGCAGAAAACATCAGTGAATGGCAGGGAAGTTGAAGGCCCACTTGCCATATTCCAAGGTGCTTCATTGCGTGAAGTTTCCTTGTGTGCAGTGGGTGCTGATGAACGTACCAGTGCAATGGCACTTTCACATATGAATGAAACTGTTGAAGTTCAAGTAATGTGCAGTGATGCTGCACTTGAAGAAAGGGAAGGTATGGAAAACTTGAACAAGGATGAACCGGAAAAGACCATTGAAGAAGTTGATACCACTGAAGGTGTTGGCACTGGTGATGAAGGTGAAGCAGGAGTTGAACCTGAAGAGAAGCCAGAAGATGAAGCCAAGCCAGAAGATGAAGCAACATCTGAAGATGGTTCTGAAGCTGAAGCTGAAAGGGCCAGGTGTTCTGCAATTCTTCAAAGGGCTGGTGCCCTGAATTGCTATGAACTTGCAGCCAAGCTGATTGATGATGGCGTTGATGAAAAGGAAGCCACAATCAAGCTGCAGGCTGCCAGGCTTGCTGCATTGGGAAACACACCAAACCTTGGTGCCAATGCAGACCCTGAACTTTCAGGTGAAGACCCTGAAGCATTGGGGCTTTCTGTTGAAGATGCTGCCAAGCTTTCTTGGGAACAAAACACAGAAATGCATGGCAAGTTCTTTGATGATTTCAAGGTATACCTGGCTTACAGAAAGCGTGAAGCTGAACTGAAGGCAAACGCCTAACAACCAACCTGGCTGGCCATGTGGCTTCAGCCAAACCACAAACAAGAAACATAGAAACAGAAAGGTGAAAGAAAATGGCTGCAACGCTGAACAATCCATTGAAGGAAAGTTTGGGCAGGTATTGTGATTACCTGGTGAAGGCTGGTGTGAAGTGCTTTCAGGGTGCCCTTGGTGGCATTGAAGCTGCAACAGGGTATATCAGGCCCCTGGTTGCTGGTGATGCACTGGCAGGTGTGTTTGTTGATGAATTTGATAACACAAGTGGTGCTGATGGTGCCATTACTGCCAAGGTTCTGAAGGGGAATGAAGGTTCATTCTGTAAGCAGGTGAACGTTGATAGCTTGGTGATTACAAGCATTGGTGAAGCAGTATATGCCAGTGATGATAACTCCCTATCAATGGTGAACGGTGGCAGTGATACAGAAGTTGGTAAGGTTGAAAATTACATCAGTGATGGTGTTGGCATTGTAAGATTTGCCACGCTGTAACAGAAACAGAAACACATCACAGCCAGTGAAAGGAATAGGTGAACAATGGGTGCTGCACTAGGTGTAACAGTAGAAGGCATCAAGGGCCAATTCAGAATGGTCTATGAAGAAGCGCTTGGTGGCATGTGGTGGCCAACCTTGGCAATGAAGTTTGCCAGTTCTAATGATCAGGAAATCTATAAATGGTTGGGCATGTCGCCTTCTATGCGAAAGTGGGTAGATGGAAGGCAGGCCAAGGGGCTTAGGGGCAGTGGTGTAACCATTGTAAATGAACCCTATGAAGCCACGCTTTCTATCTTCAAGGAAGAACTAAGGCGTGATAAGACTGGCCAAATCAGATTGCGGATTTCTGAAATGGCAAGGAAGGCTGCAGAACACCCACAGAAGTTGCTTTCTGCACTGATGGTGGCTGGCCTTACTGAAGAAGGCTATGATGGGCAGTTCTTCTTTGATACAGATCACAGTGAAGGTGATAGTGGCGTGCAGTCTAACAAGCTGGATTCTGCAGATTACCCAACACTTGATGTTGTGGATAAGGAGTACCCAACACCTGATGAAATGGCAAAGGCCATCATGTCCTGCATTCAGCACTTCTACACTTATCTTGATGATAAGGGTGATCCCATCAATGGTGAAGCACAGCAATTCAGCGTGATGGTTCCTGTGAAGGGCACGCTGTACAGTTCTGCACTGGAAGCTGTTAGGGCCAATATGCTTAGTACAGGGGCTTCTGTTCGTGATAACACCCTTCCCAAGGTGTTCAACGTTTCGGTTGTTCCCAATCCTAGGCTTACTTGGACTGATCAATTCATTGTTCACAGAACTGATGGCAGTGCAAAGCCTTACATTCTGCAGGAAGAACTGCCTGTATCAGAAGATGCCAGGCTTGATGATTCCACAGAAGCATTCCTGAACAGAAGGTATCTGTTTGGTGTTGAATGGAATGGTGGTGTTGGCTTTGGGTTCTGGCAGCACGCCATTCACGCGACACTAAGCACAATCACCTGATAAGGGAAGGGCAGCCATGCAAGGTGAACAGTTGGTGCAATTGGTGACTTCAGAAAGAAGGGCCATCAATGGCGTTGTGAAGAATGCTGGCTTTCAGATGGCTGTGGCAAGGTGTAGTGAAGACCTAACTGCAGAAGATCTGAAGAAAGCATTGAAGCTTGGCTATTTGACTATTGCCCTGATGCCTGAAGAACCAGTTGAACCCGAACAGAAACCACGCAACAGAAAGGGCAGGGCCAGAAATTAGGCCCTGCCCTATTTCTTCATCATGAGTCTGAAGGAACAGATAGTTGAAGACGTGCTGAACGTCTTTCAGAATGAAGATGAATTTGCAGAAACCATCACGTATCACGTGAAGGCCACAAACACTGATCTTCAGATTGTGGCCATTGTTTTTCAGGATACTGATGATGAAGAACCAAGGGATTTGGGAACAAACAGGGTGATTTCAAGCAGGTTGTTCATTTCACTTGCTGATGTTCCAAACCCTGTTATTGAAGACTGGATTGTGATAGATGGGCTGAAATACCACATCTGGCGCATTGGGGAAAATGACAGGATTGGTGGCACCATGATGTGGATTGTTCACGATACAACCAAGGAAAAAGCAGGGCCTAACGTTAGGGAAAATTACAGATAAGGAAGGGCAGCACACATGTCTAAATGGTTTCCAGAGAATTCACCAACACCTGTTGATGGCAATTGGCTTTGGGAGTATTGGCAGGAAGTTGCATACCCTAATGGTGTGCCTTCAATCCCACATCTTCTTGGCTTCCAACGTGAAAACAATCTTGATGGTGAAGGTTGGCAATGCCCACTGTATGCCATTGAAGATGAAGAAATAGAAATACCACCTGCAAGTGATCTAAGCTTGCCTGCACCTGGCCCCTTCAACCAGATACAGCTTCTGAAGTATCCATCTGATGAAGCACCAGAAGGTTCTTTGTTCGACCCTGTTGAAGTGTGGACTGGCAACAACAGAACAGGCACACAGTTTACCTTGGTTGGTGGTGATACCATCAGTGGCCCTGTGCCTGAAAATAGCTTCATCATAGACTATGCAACAGGGCTTATCAGGTTCAGTGATCTGAATGCAGGTGAAAAGGTTTATGTGTCTTACTTTCCACTTCAGGGTGCAGTTAGGCCAGCCTTCCTGAACTATCTTCAGGGAAACATCACAAGCATTGCAGATGCCCTTTTGAATGGTCTTCAGCATGGCCTGAAGTTCACGTTTGATTGGGGCAGTGGTGATGTAAAGATTATTGATGTTTCAGGCATGACAGGATTCCCTGCTTCAGGTGATTGGCTGTTTTATGGTGGTGATTATGGTGGCACGCTTGCAAGGCCATTTGGACTGGCTGCAGATGGCTTCCTGTATGCCAATGGAATCATTCCGATTGTAAATAGAGTATTTGGCAGCATAGGGCAATGGGCAGATCCTAACACCAGATTTGCTGAAGGTGCATTCATAGATCTGAAGGCTGAAGCACTATATGGTGATGTTCTAAGAACACCCATAATCAGGCCAGATGAAACAACAGAAGATATCACCATAGATCTTGCAAGCGTTGCAGCATCTGAACTGAATATCACTGGCCAGGGAAATGCCAAGATCACAATCACTGATGAATCTAAGGTAGCAATTGAAACTGATAATTCTTCTGATACTGCAGTTGAAATTGGTGGTTTAAGCATTCTTGGCAGTGGAAGAATTGACGTTGCAAGGGATAATACCAACGTTTCTGAATGCCAGTGCTGGCCATTGCAGGGGGATTGCAACAACCTAATAGGCTACACAGAAAGCAATGCAATCAATGCTGTGATGTGGACATATGGCAATGAATGCCTAACCAGGTTTCTTGGTTCTAGTGCAACAGTGTTTGGCGTTCAGTTTGAATTCATCACAACTGTTGCTGCAGATTACATTTCAAAGATTGAAGTGATTGAAAAGGCATCACAGGCAATTGGTGTTGTTTCACGATTTAGCCAAGTTGGAACATGGGGCCAGGGAAATACAGGGCAGCAAAGCATTCTTGTGCCAATCACGCCTGAAATAGTGATGGCTAGAAGGTATGGCGTAAGGATCACATGCACCAATGCAACTGCAGATAGCATCAGGCTTCAGTCTGCATTCATCAGATTTGCATTCAAGGGCATATAGAAATGAATGAATTGATTGGCCTTGCAACTGAATATGGCCCACTTGGTGTGGCTGTTGTGGCCTTGGCAGGAACTGTTACAACATTGGTGAAACTTATGAAGCAACAGAAGACATTGGGAACAGATACAAACCCTGCAATTCACGTGCCACCATGTGCTGCACTTCAGACACATGAAGCAGGCCAGAGGGAAGAACTAAAAGCAATCAAGAAAGGCCAACAGGATTTGAAAGACGGTTTGGGAACTGTTGAAAAGAAAGTTGATAGGCTTCTATTTCATTTCCTTGGCACAACAGGTGATATATGAGTTATCTGGAAATAGGATTGGTGGTGATTGGTGTGCTGAAGTGGATTGTGAAGAACTGCAAACTGTTTGTGAAGGCCAAGCGTATTGCACAGAAGAATGAAGCCGGTGAATGGTCTGGTTGGTTATTCAAGAAAGAAGAAGGTACTGAATTCTTCTGTTGGCGTATCAGTGGCAAGTTTCCTGAACTTCAGGTTGCTGAAGATGCAAGTGCAAGTGCCCTTGCAACAGATCTGGCTGCAGGTAAGGTTGCAGAAGTTGGTGAAGTTGTCTGCATAGGTGAAGCAGAAGAAGTGGCTGAATTCATTGAACCATGGCTTGATGCCAACTTTGAAGATGATGGAAAGCCAGCAAAATTTATCTGCATTGCCATGGTTGAACTTGATGTGCTTGAAGGCATCTTTGGTGGTGGTGATTGATGATTGTTGTTGGTGGGCCAACTTCAGGTGGTGGCTTTGGGCCACTGATACAACCCGTTGCAGATCCTTTGAAAAGCCTGATCATAAATAGGGGATTTGCAACAACCTTCTATAGATATGTTGAACTTGAATTCTTCTGCCTGTTTGCAGGTGGTGTTCAATACGTAGAAGGAACAGATCCCACCAATGCACCTTGGGTTGAACCTATGCCAAAGAAGGAATATATGTTCCTTTCTGCAGGTGATGGCATAAAGACTGTTTCTGCAAGGTTCAGGGCATACCCTGGCAATTATTCAGAAACTGTTCAAGCACAAATCATCTTGGCTGAAGATCAGGTTGCTTTTGGTTCAGAACTATGCATGAACAATCTTAGATGGCTATTGGCAAATAGCCAGTTATGGCAGCAATGGACAAGTTCAGCAACACCTGATGAAGCACAGATGTTCATTCATAAACGCATATACAGGAAGCCTATTGAATGGCCTTACATTCTAATCACTGAAGTTCCTATGAATGATTACCAGGCAGAAGGAACAGGGCCAGGATACAGCTTCGTCAATAAGCAAACCTTCAATATCTGGTTTGAATGTAATGTTGGCAAAGTTGGTGGTGATCCTGATGTTGAAGGTTGGGAACATCTATGCACAGGGTTTGCAAGGATAGTTGATGAAATCATGCGTGAAGTAAGGCAGCTTTCATGCACTGATAATCTGTTCTGTGCAGAAACAATCCAGCAATCAGAACCAGTTACCATACCAGATCCAACAATCATTGAAAGTGAAGGCGTAAACGCAACGTTAAGAACTGGCTACACAATTACAGCCACAGGAAGGTGAAAAGCTATGGCACAGAAGATTTTCTATGGGTATTCAGTTGGGCTGGCTGGCAACATGGTTGGCCAGATCAGAAACGTTAGATTGAACCCTGCAATTAACTTGGTTCAAGAAGGCCCTGGTGGGCATGTGGATAATGAATACATGGCAATTGCTGGTGGGCAGCCTGCCATTTCATTCAGCACATCTGCCATCAAGAAGGCCCTTGATGCATGTGGTTGGGATGGTACACCTATTTCTGATTTGAACCCTTTTGAAGCATGGTTCAGGCAGGGGCAAGAAGGCGGAACCAGGCTTACAGGGGCCAATCACGTGAAGATGTTGATGGTGAAAGGCTTGTGCTATCCAATGTCCATAAGGGCACCCCATGTGCCTGCAGCAACTATTGATTACAACTGCATTGCAACTTGGGATGAAGCAGTTCTTCCTATTCAAATCACAAAAGGTGCTGCATTAGATGCTGATGCAGCACCAGATCAGTTGTATGCTGCAGGGCCTGTTGTTCTTGGTGGCCAACAGGCTGAAGGCATTCAAGATATCACAGTAACCTTTGGCATTCAGCCTGAAGTTCAGGGGCATAAGGGTTTAGAGTGGGCCACATACATTGGCATCAGGCAAAGATTGCCACAGGTAACTATCAGGTTTCAGGATAGTGAAGAAATAGAACGCCTGCAGATTGATGGGCTTGGCATCACAACTTGTGATGTGTATTTGAGAAGATGCAAGGAAGGTGGCACAAGGGAACCTGATGCATCACCACTTCATATCAAGCTTTCTATGGTGAAATGCCTTGCTGTGATTTCTGATAGTGGTGCAACCACTCCAAACATCACAGACAACACAATCATCATCACACCTGCCCTGAATAGGGCAAATCCTCCGACAATAGACATTGATACACTTTCAGCCTTGCCATAGGCAGAGAAGGAAGGGCAGTCATGAACTTCACCTATTTTGTGAAAAGACCACAGAAAACAGAAGTGCCACAACCAAAGGAAGTTGCACTTGAACGCCTGGCTTCAGAAGGTATTGATTACATTGTTGATGATGCAGAAACACCAGTTACCATAGGGCATTGCATGAAGGGGCCTGAAGGGTATGCAGGTGCATTGATTAGAGTGCCACACCTTGATGCAGGGAATCAGCCAGTGATTGCAACCTATGATGAAGCCAAGCAGGTGTGGCAAAGGCTTGCTGATGGTGTATGGCTTGGAATGGATAAAGCAAACAGGCCAACACCCAACACGCTTTGCAGAAAAAGCCAAGTGCCAGGCCACATGGTGCAATTGAATGATGGGAAACTATGGCACATACCAGTGGCACGTGCATTCCCAACAGGAAGCAGGCTGCCACAGGTAATGATCTTCAACCAGAAGACTGGCCAACTTGAATACAGCGTGAAGCAGGAATATATGAACTTGTATGCAATGGGTGAACAGGTTCATGAACAGTTTATTGGCAAGATGGCTGAAGTTGCCAATGCACTTGAAGCTGGAAACGGAAACCAACAGATTGAAATGAATCTTTGTGATAAAGATCTGTGGTTGATTGGAAAGGAAGCATTGAAGCTGAATTACAGAATAGACATTGCTGAAATCAACATGCTTCAGTTGTTCGATACCCAATCAACACTGTTTGATGTTGCAATGGCCATCATTGATTGGCCAAGCATGTTGGCCTTCTTTAGGGCAGAAAAAAAAACAACGTGATTGTTCTTCAACGCTTCAAATATCTATGGCACAAGTGCCTTGATGGTGAACACATGCCAAGCATTGGTGAACTATATGCCATGGCAAGAATTGGTTGCTGGTAATGTTTGATCTTGATATCACCATAACTGCCAAGGGTTGGAACAAGAGAACAGCCAATAAGGTTAGGTCTGTTATCACAAAGGAAGCTTTGAAGGATCTTGCCAGGTGGTATCACATTGAAATCTTCCCTGCACATTTTCAACCTGATGCACATGCAAGATATGCCTATCATGAACGTGAAATCAAATGGCAGGAAAGAAAGCAGAGAACAACAGGGCAAAACATAGATATGGTTTACAGGGGCCAGATGCAGAACATGATGGTTCACCAGAGAAAATCACCAACTGGTTCAGCCAAGCGTGTTAGGTTGAAGATCCCTGGCCCTGCCTATCTTTACTATCACAGCAAGGTGCATGAATTAGGAAGAATCACACATGGTGAACTTCAGGAAATGACAAAACGCTTTGATGAATTCATGCAGAAACGCCTTGATGAATTACTGAAACATGAACCTGATTGGTTGATAGAGGTGAAGTGATGCCACAGCTAGAATTTGAATTCAACCCAAAGGAAGCTGAACTAATCAGGGCCTTTCTGAAAATCAATCAGAAGTTTTCAGAAACAGGCGATAAGGCAGGCCAATTCAAACGCCAAATGAAGGAAGGTGAAAGTGCCTTCAAGGATCTTGGCAGTGAAGTGAAAAACACAATTGGTGGAATGGCTGCAGGGATGGTTGGCATTGGAACTGCTATTGAAGGATTGAAAACGCTTTGGTCTGATTGGCAAAGGCAGATTGAAACAACAGGTGAAACCATGAAGCGTTTCACTGATGAATTGCTGAAGGCAACAACTGGCAGGGGTGATGCCTATGGCGTTGTTAGGCCAGAACTTCTAGAAATAGCGAAAAGGCAGGGCCTAAGAAGGGAAGAAGTAACAAGGGCATATGAAGCTGTTGGTGGTGCAATGCCACTTGAAACAGACCCTGCACAGGTTCTTGCAATCACGAATGCTGCAGCCTATGCAAAACGTATTGGCTTAGATCCTGCACAAACAGGCCAGATGGCAGCACTTATTGGAAGGCACGCCATGCCAGGTGCAGCACCAGAACAGTTGGCTTCAGTTGCTGGTGCTGCACAGCAGTTACTTGGCAGCCAGGCAGGAAGATTGACAAGCCCTGAAATGTTCAGAACGCTTGGCCAGATGGCACAGGTTGGCATACAGGGGCCAGAAGCGTTGAAGATGCTTACTGGTGCAGTGTATGCAGGTGAGAGTGGCGAAATTTTCAATCAGGTGATTGGCCTTGCACAACTAACACAGACTGAACGTGGTAAACAGCAACTTATGATGCCACCTTTGGCACGTGGTGATGTTGAAACACCTGAACAGGTAAGAAGGCGTGAACTAAGAAGACGATATGCCCAAATGACGCCTGAAGAATTCACAAGGAACCTGCTTAGTGATCAGGAAGCACAGGCTGAATTCATGGGGCCACAGGCAGCAAGGCTGGCAGGTATTGCACAGGGAATTCAAGAAGTTGGGCCACGCTTTGAAGAAGCCCTTGAAAAAGATGTGCTGCAATCCACCTGGCAGGAAGTATCACAGTATAGAGAAGTGCAACGTGGTTGGCAGCTTGAACGCCTTGAAAGCGTGAAGAGTTTGGCACCCCTTATGGCAGGCAAGGCTGGTGAAAGGCGTGCTGAATTAGATTTGTGGACAAAGCAGGAAGAAACACGCCTTGATGTATTGGTTGAAAAGGGAATCATTTCACCAACACAAGCACGCATAGAAAAACAATCGCTTAGGGCTGGCCTTGCATTGGGACTATATGAAGGTGAACTTCCTGCAGAAGTGCAGAAAAGGCGTGAAGCTGTAAATGTTACCCCATTGGAACTTGGCCCAATGTACCTTGATGAAGAACCAACAGGGGCACGTGGTGCAGAAGCAACTGAACTGCAAAGGCAATCAGCAAGGGCTGCCAGAAATTTGAAAGAAGTGAATACACAGATTGAAAGAAACAGAGATGAAGCCAAGGCTGTTGATGTTGGTGAAAGGGAATAGAAATGCCTTCTATAGATACGCTTGAATTCATCAGGCTTGATTGGCCAAGAAGCACGCAGGGCGAATCACTTAGAGATATCACCAGACCGGGAACAGATGGCGTTGCCTATCAAGCTATAGGGAAGCGTTCACAGCCAACACAAGCTAGAACCATTCGTGATGTTGCAGATCAGTCTGCAGTTGAACCATTTCATCAGCAATGTGTTTCATTGAAAGGTGCCATTGTGTCTGTTGTAACAGATATGAATGAAACTGTGAACTTTGTGGCAGTTCTTGATGTGTCAATGCTTACGCATAGAAAGCATATTACACCTGTTGGTGGCATTGAAGCTGGCACTGTTCTGATTGAACATAGGTGGATACTTCAAGAAACAAAGGTTGTTACCTGATGGTTACTGAATACCCACCACTTTACCTTGGTTCAAGAGATTATCTGCTTAGGTTTACTTCGGATCTGCCAGAACCATTGTTCAGGATTTGGCGTGATGGTGTTCTGATTGCACAGACTTACAACAACACCCATCACGTGATGGTTGATAGCCTTGATAGGGCAAGCTTTGAAATACGTGATGATGATAAGCAGGGTGCTTGGAATGTTCCCTATAAGGGTTTCATCTGGTGGCAAGGCAACCCATTGGCAGAAAGATATGAAATCAGTTGGAAGGTTGGCCTTGATTGGGTATTGCTTGCTTCTGTTTATGAAACTGGTGAAAGCCTTTACAAGTGGGATACACCAGTTCTTGAAAACCAAACAGAATATGAATTCAGAGTGATTGCTATTGATGCAGATGGCAATCAATCAGAACCATTGTTGTTGAACAAGTATGTTGTAAGAAGGCCACAGTTTGAACCATGGGATTACACCTATGCTTCAAGCACTGGACAAATCACAGTAGATCTTGCATGAAGGAAGGTGAACCATGTTCAAGTTTGATTGGCAGTTCAAGAAGAAGAAGGAAGCAAAGGGAAGTGCAGGCTTTCAGTTTCACAACACGTTCTTTCTTGAAGCATTTGATGCTGATGGCAATCTGAAGTGGGATGAAGAAATTGAAATTGATAACCTGGTAGTTACTGAAGGAAGAAACGATATTCTAAACATCATGTTTGGTGCAAAGGCCAAAACCGCTGATTGGTGGCTTGGCTTAATTGAAAACAGCACTGCGCCTGTTCCTTCAGACACATTGGCAAGCCATGGGTTTGATGAATACAAAGATTACACTGGTGATAGAAAGGTTTGGAGT